CTACTACTTTTAATTTTATAACTTTTCCTATTTCTGAACCATAAAGATGTAATGTACAACCACTACCACTTGTACTTGTAATTGAAGTTGTTGGTAATGTACTCATACCAAAACCTGCATTTATAATCCTTACATCTGTAACATCATTATTACCTGTTCCAGATTCTTGTACAAATTTATCACCTGTATAATTGTCATCTGCCTGTGTAGCGTCTTCTAAGATAATATGGTCAAAAGTTTTCATACCATATGTTGATATATCTCCAGTTTCAGGAGCGATACCGCCATTTACAACAGAAATTTTTGCTTGACAAGCACCACCTGTATCATGTGTAAAGTTTACAACATCTCCTATTTCATAACCACTACCAGCGTTTCCTACAAATATATCTGTTAAACTTCCTAGTCCTACTTCACCTATTTGTATATTTGCACCAGAACCACCTGTATTTGAAATTGTAACTGTATCACTTGTTGAATAGTTTGCACCATCATTTGATATTGTTAAAACTGATGGTATAGATGTTAATACTAATTTTATATAAGTATCATCTGTATCTGATGATGTTCCTTGTATAGTTTCATCAGCAGTAAAAGTTCCTGTTATTGTATCTTCATTTAAAATAAATTCTGTTGTATTAACACCAGCAATATTAAATGTGTTTATTGTTTCTACAACAGCAGTAGCTTCTGATGTAACACCTGTAATTGTTCTGCCAATTAAATCTGTTGGTGTTCCTACTGTTGATACTGCTCTTAATATTTTTTTACTATCAAACTTTCCGTCTGATACTCTAAGCATATTTTCTCTAGGATAAATTGTTTCAGAGTTTTCATTAAATAACATTTTAAAAAATACTTCATTTGCTTTAGCAGTACCTTTTGCAAGATAAACTGAACGAATATTTTTTATTAAATTTCTTTTATTAATATTATCATCTAATTTTTCAGGCAATGTTGCCATAAATTCATTTCTAAATTTAGTTAAGAAGTTTGATAAAACTTTATCTGGGTCTCTGAAGTTTGTAAGTTGTTGAATGTTCTGTACAGGATTAGCTCTATAATTATCTAGTGTTGCACTTGCTGTTGATGTTGCACCTACAATAGTTTCACCATCTACAAATTTATCTTGTGCTGAAATAAAAAGTTTACCATTACTTAAATCTTCTACAAGAATAGTTGCTGTTGCACCTGATGTAGAACCTGTTATAATTTCACCTTTTTCAAACTTACCAAAAGATGATGATTCTTGTAATACTTTATCACCAGAACCTTCTTGTGTATTGCCTGATGAAATATGAGAAGCGTCTAATATTAATTTATTGGGATGTAAATCTGTTTCACTTTCTAATAGTACACCATCAGTTGTTTCAACACTTGTTACAGAAATTTCTGCCGATTCCATGAATGTATAATATTGTTTTATAAATTCTAAAAATCGAGGGTGTTCATCTAAAACAAAATCAGGTGCCTGATTTTTTATTATTGTAGATAATTTATTATTAAATTTTGCCATTAGTAACTAGATGTGGTTGTATAAGTTGTTCCACCATCTGATGTACCACTTGCAAAAGAATCTGTCTCTACTACCACTTGTGAATTAGCAACATCTATTTGTAATATTTGGTCTCTTACTGGTATAACATCATTTGAATTTGGTTTAACTGTAAGTTCTATAACAGTTGAAGTACTACCTCTAATATTTGATATTGAAGCAATATTTAATGATGTTAAAGTAATTTGTCCTGTTGTATAATTAATTATACCTTGTGTATTATTTTCATAAGTCTTAACACCACTTACTAAATAATACATTCTAATATTTCCTTGACCGTCATCATTTAAAAACATTTCATTATCATTACCTTGTATTTTAAATCCTGATGATTCTAAAATACCACCGGCACTTGTATTATGACCTGAATGAGGATTGTATAATGCATTTCTAAAATAAACTTGATATGTTATTGCACTATCTATTGTAGGTGTAAAATCTTTTCTAATTTTTAAAGTTGTTATATTTGATAATATAGATGTATCTGTATCATCTATATCTTGTATTAATTGTGAGTATCTAAATAAACCTTCAAACTTTTGTAAATTAGTTGCACTATAATTTGTAATTGAAGTTATAACATTTGACCTTATTGTATCACCTGTTTTAGTTGTTGCATTTTCATTATACTTAACATTTGATGTTAAGATTATAGAAGTTGTTTCCGGTGTTACAATTACAGGTGTTACTGAAGCAACATTATATTTTTTTAAGTTATCTACAATATTTTGTTTTGTTGCCTCTGTTAAAGTTGAACCTGATTTTGGAACAATACCAATATAAACTGAACCATAAACAGGAGTTTCAGCATCCTCTCCACCATATGCACTTATTGATTCTGCATTAGGATAAAAAGTTTGTGTTAAAGTTTCATAGTCTTTAACTGTAACTGCTCTATTTTGTGATTGATATTGTAAAGGGGCATTAAATCTAATTGAGTTATTTGTTTGTGCTACACTTCCACCTTGTGCTGATGATGTTGTTTCAATTGAAATATCTGTAAATCCACCGACAGTTGAACCTAAAGTAAATGATGAAGCGCCGTTAGCTTGTCTCATGTTAGTTACAATATATTCTAATTTAACAATATTTCCATCTTCAAGAGCTTTACCTAAAACACCATCACCGAAATAGACTTCAAATCTACCATCACCTTGTTCTTGTAAGAAATAAACTTTTGATGTAGAATTTAATTCTGTTAGTGTTTGTGATTTTGTATAAGTGTTAGTTGTAGTATCACTTGATGAATTTTGTATTTTAACTTTTAATGTAGTTGTATCTGCTTGATTATTAGGAATAATAAATTTTTGGTCTACATCTGAAGAATCTACAGTATATTGAAATGTAACTGAGGTGCCTTCATAAATTTTTACATTTGAAAATTTATAAACACCATCAGTAGGGGTAGCTGTTATATCTTCATTTGTTATAAAATCATAAGTTATTTGATTAATAGTAGTAGTGAAAGTAGTTCCTTTTGCCATTGTAATTGAGGCAACAGTTGTAGAAACATTATTAACTGTTACATCAATTGTTGCCATTGGTGATGAAACTGATGTAGGAGTATATCCTAATTGTTTTGCTAATGCAACGACATTTTTGCGAATGTCTGCACTATCTAAATATAATTCGTTTGATAACATATTAGCATTGTAAGATAAGTAATGTGTATTGTATGCTAATAAATCTAATAATACAGACATACCTGAACCTTCAAAGTTATAATCTGAAAATTCTGCTTGATTACTTAAATATGTTTTTAGATTATCTCTTATACCATCATAATCTAATTCAGAAACATCTAATCTATTACTAATTGCGTTTGCCATTTTATCTTAATCTCTCTAAAAAAGTTTCTACTACTACTGGTTCAAGTGTTCCTATTATAGTGAATATAATTCTACAAGTGTAAGAATTTCTACTATCATCTGGTCTTACTAATACATTTTTTACTATAATTCTAGGTTCAAACTCTTGCAACATTTCTGATATTTTTTGTCGCATAAAGTGTGATGTTAATTCTGTCATAGGTTCAAATAATAAACCTCTAATACCCGAACCAATCTCTGGCCTAAATGGTCTCTCATAATTATTAGTATTAATTAAGTTTCGTACACTTCTCTTAATAGCTTCAGCGTCTGTAAGTTTATTTACATCTTTAGTTACTGAATTTAAACCAAAGTCTAAATCTAGGTCCTTGAAAGTCCTACTAGTTCTATTAGATTCGTTTGTATTTGTAGCGTCCCATTTTGGCATAACGCTAACTATTTATACAGACTAGGCTGTTCTTTTCCACATATAGACAACAATATATGGTTGAACATTATTATGAGCGCTTCCACTACCTGTATTTGATACATTAGGATTAGTATCATAGTTCTCTCCAGGTAATCTAGAATTATATTGATGATTCTCATAAGAGTGTCCACTTCTTGATATAAAACCTGATATTTGATGAGTATGAGCTGGTAATTCAGCAACAGATAATGTATGAGTTTTAGAACCACCAGTTTCTTCAGCACTATCAAAATCTGAATCACCTGAATCAAGTCCTACAAGAACACGACCTGCACCAAAGGATGCCCATGTTCCAAATCCTAATAGTGTACCTGGATTTGTTGAGTTAGTAGCGTTCATATAAATTGAACCTACAGGATACGCATTTGCAATTGTAGCTGTTACACCTGTTAATGTTGTAAATGAAACTTGACCACTACCATTTGTGGACATAACTTGTCCACTTGTGCCATCAGTTGTTGGCATTACATATGTACCATCTCCACCTAAATGTGTAAAGTTAGCATCCAATTCATCATGAGTTAATGCTGTTCCTTTAGTACCTCTTTTTGTTAATGCCATTTTTAATCCTCAATTGTTGTTTGATTTTCTACTGTATCACTAAAATATTGTCCTACATATGATTGTATAACATTATTTATAGTGCCTGGATTATTTTCTAAATAATCATCTAACACATATTGAAATACAGATGTTTCAGTATTAAAATCTACATCTGGGTCTTTTATTTTAGTTTTATCAAAATTTAGTGAAACAGTTGTGCCTGTAAAAGCAATATTGACTGTCGTATCTTCATCTACACCAGTTGTAGTTATTGTACGAAAAGAATCTAAGTCGCTAGTTCTAAAAAAGGTAATACCATTTTCTGTAACTTCTGGCATTATAAACCACCTTGAGCCGCAAATACATTAGGAGAACCATGTGCAATTACTGTGGGGTGAAAACATGGTAAATGACCTGATGTAGGACTACCTTTTGTTGCAATAGGTCTACCATTCACAAATACACTACCTTGTAATGGTACTGCTGTGTCTGTACAAGCTGTAGTATCACCAAATCTAACAGTTGGTTGACCATTAGTAAATACATTAGGAGACCCCTCTATAAAAGGAGTTGCATGATAAGTTGATAAGAAAGGTACACAAATATGTCCTGCATGAAAATCACCTATTGCTAATGTTGTACCACCTACTAGTGGTACTCCAGGTATTGGAATTGCTGTTGCTCTTGTTACCGGTCTACTCATATCACTATTTATAAGATAACTGAAAATAAAGCTTGACAAACATTGCCGTATATGATAAGCTGAAGTCATGAAAATCGTACAAATATTGAACAATTTATACCAAATGAGAATCATTCTCAATAAATTATTTTCAATATATTTGACAAACCCTTATAAATCAATAACTTGGGCTACCGAAAAGTGCTTGACACGGCTTTAAAAATACCATATAATGGACACATGAATAAATTAAAACACACTAAAAAAACTGACTTTCAAAATACTCTAAATTTAGAC